CTCTTGCTGATCTTCGCCAGCGTGCCCTTGGCTTCGAACTGCACCAGCGCATCGGTCCCCTTGTCGCGCTGCTCGAACACCAGCACCGCCTTCTGGTCTGCGATGTATCCCTTCATCACCGAGGCAAGTTTGATGCGCTCCCAATCCGAGTCCATGCGCGACATCAGCGAGTTCTCGGCACCATCCTTCCACACCCCGAGGATGTTTACCTCCCTCACATCTGTGAGGCCCACCTTCTCGTTGATGTCGGCAGAGCACGCGCGTAGGCGCACCTGTTGCCGCGAATTCAATTCCCTGATCGCACCCTTGAGGTCGAGCCCGGTCTTGACGCTCGGCGAGACAAAGCCCGCCGTCTTCGTCATGTGCTCCGGGCCACCCATCGAAACGAACTGCCCGCCGCCCTGTCCACCGGGATCGCGCGCGTGCTTCGTCGGGTCCCACTGGATCAGCAGATCACTGAACGCTTTCGCCAAACGGTCCAATGCCGCGACGCGCCCGAAAGGGATGACGCTGTCTCTAGCCACCTCCTTCGGCTTGCCATTCTTGCCCTCATCGCCTGCGCCTTCCATGTTGCGCGGCCCGGCCAACAGCTTCGGCGGCGGTTGCCCGCTGAGCGATTGCATCTGCAATAGCTCTTCCTCGCTCAGCATCTCTTGGTTGGCGATGGCGTCTTCGAGCGCAGCTTCAAGCCCCGGATACGTGCCGTCCTCGATCAGCTGGTTGACGCGTCCCTTGACCAGTGCCTCGAACGGGATCAGCCCTGTCGATGCATCGACGGCTGCGGTGTCGGCCTTGGTCTTCGCTATCGTGGCCTTCTCGGCCTCACCCAACTGCCACAGCGGATTCCATTCATAGAAAATGTTCTCGTCGTACTTGCCGAGCGATGACATCTGGATCGCGATGTCGAGCTTCTCCAGCGCGGGCGACAACCGCAATTCCTGATCGCTCTTGATGCGGTCGTAGTAGTTGGTGAGATCGCTCTCACCTGTCGCGTTCAATCCACTCGGTGCCTGACCGAGGAAGCGCGTCGCCGGGATGTCGGCTGCACCTGCAGCGATGTGCATGTACATCTGCATGATCTCAGGCATGCCGGTGAAGTCGACGCCGATGCGCTGCCACTCCTCCTCACCATCGAGCACGACGGCGTTGATCACGCTCTTCGCCACGTTGGCTTCACTGAACCGCTTCACGAGCCGCGATGTGCCCTCGGTGGTCGAGAAGATTTCGGTCAGCCCCGGTATCTTCACCACGTCGAACTTCGCTTCAGAGATCATCGCGGCGATGCTCTGCTGCACGGTGCCTGCCGATGCCACTGCATCGTTGATCATCTGCAGCACTGGATCACCCCAACCGTAATTCGCCATCGGGTCGGGAGGATCGAGCCCGATCAAGCGCACCATGCGGCTGGGGTGAATTCTGACATTGCCCATCTTGCCGGTCTCGTCGTTGAGACCGTAGAACTCGGGCTGCCCGTAGTACGGTGACGTGACATCCTTGATCAGGTTCTGCACTGCAAGCTGATGCGGCGCGAGCACGTGCAGGAATTTCAGCCCGTCCTTCTTGATGCTCTCGGGCTTCAATTCCATTTCCATGTTGCCGTCGACACCCAGCATGATGCAGCAACCGCCATAGAGCCGCGCCTTCACCAGTGCTTCCTGCAATTTCAATTGCACGCGTAGCCGGTTCTCGGTGGCTTCGAGCTTCTCGATCTGGTCAGCCTCGGCCTGCCATGCGCGCCACTGACGCGTCGAGTCCTGCGGCGGGATGCTGATCGCCTTGCGTGCGATCCAATCGGATTGAAAGCTCGCCTCAAGCTGATCACGCGACCATAGCTGGCGCGTGTAGCGATGCGCAGTCATCTTGTCGCGCCCGGTTACACCGAGCCCGCTGAGAAAATTGGTGAAGGTGTCGAAGACGTATCCCATCGGGATCGCTCTTTCATTTCATGGTGAGCAAATAGAACAGTGCCATCAGCACGAACATGCCCGCAAGCCAGTACGAATGATCGAGGATGCCAGCGACGGCGAACGCTGCCGCTACCAGATACATCAGCGACGCTTCTTCGCGGCCTTCTTCGCAGCCTTCTTCGCGGTGCGCTTCGGTGTGCGGCGCGATGCGCTGGCAGGTGCAGCATCGTCCTCGGTCACGATGGCGACAGCGAACAAGCGGCCTTCCTTCTGCTCGACCGGGTTGCCGCGCGTGCCAGAGCGAAACTTGATCCACGCAACCGCGCGGCCAACATCCTCGGGAATGATCACGCCACTGCCCGGCACCACGACATCGATCTTGACGGCATAGCCCTCCAAATTGAACATGTCGTTGAATGCTGTGCCGTCGGTCGAGAACTCGAACGTCAACGGTGCATCGTCCCACGCCAGTGGCATGGTGATGCGCACCAACTGCCCGCCACTGCAATCAATCGCGCTCGACAGCGAGTCGCCTGCCTCAATGAACGGTCCGTCCAGCACCTTCAGCATCTCATGCTCCCTTTGGGTCCTTCAGAATCTCTTCCACCTCGGCGACGATAGCTGCGCGGCTTCGCGGCGTCGGCAGTCCTGCGAGCAACATCTCGATATCGAGGATCGCATCCCAGAACGAATGCATCGGCCCGACACGCTGTGCACGCTGGCGCATGATGGTCGCTGCATCGCGAAGCTCGTTATCGGTCATCGCCTGTCCCCAGTGCTCGCAGTGCCTTGCGCAACGCAGTCTTCACATCCTCGATGTCAGCCTGCGCAGGCGACAGTGCCTCGACCTTCGTCTCGGTGTCGTACTTGAAAAGCTCGATAGCTCCATCTCGCACGGTGACGATCATTTGGCTGTCAGCTTGAAGCTGTCCTTCATATTTTCCCAGTGCGATGCGCGCATGTAGCAGCGCAGGCTGTCGTTGCTCATCAGCGTGGTGTCCGGCCCGAGCATTGCGAGGATGCCGGGAGCATAGCCACGGCGCACTGCCTCGGTGTCGTCGTCCGGCACCACCATCACCTGTACATCACCCATCGTCGCCACCCTACCCGAGCCACCACGCTGTCCAGTATCCCGCCGCGAACGCTGCGAACGCAATGGCGTAGTGCCACCATGTCACCCTCACGATCCATGCCGCTCGGTGAAGCCGCAGTATTGCTCCGCCGCCTTACGAACTGCAATGGCTTCCTCCAGCGTATCGAAGGTGCCGAGCCAGACGTTGCGCTTGCCTATGGTGATGCGCGCGCCGTAGCCGCTGCCGTTCAGCTTGATGCCCATATGCCTGTGCAGTAGCGGCTCGCCCTTGTGAGTTCGACCGCGCCGCCGGTTCTGCATGTTCACTTCGCGCGTCACCTCGCGCAGATTGCGCCATCGGTTGTTGGTGCCGTCGCCGTCCCTGTGATCAACCTCGTCCGGCCATCGCCCTGTCATGTACAGGAATGCAACACGGTGCGCAGCGAGAGACTCCCAGAGCAAGCATCCCCACAGATAGGTGTTTGTCTCAAAGACGCGCGGCGTACAGAACGCAGGCTTGCCTGCCCACTTGGCGTTCCAACTGCACTGGTTGCGCTTCGCTCCCTTGAATCCATTCGGATCAAACCACCTGATGTCGCGCCACTTCCAAGTGAACAGCCCGGTGAACGGGCTGTAGTCGAGAAGCTCGCGAACGATCTCTTGCGTGATGATGGATTCCGCTCTTGGTGTATGCGTCGATCTGACTTCCATGTGGCCCTCCTGTTGAGGCCACGAGCCTACACGCTGAAAGTTACGACGCAACTTTTATCCCACCCAACTCAACGACCGGTCGTAGGACCCTATGCTCTCGGCCAGCTTGTTGAACGCGCCCGCTGTGCTGTCGACCTGATCCATATACTTGCCCATCGGATATTGCTCATGCTCTTCGAGGAATGGCCTATTCCACGCGCCTGCTACCAGCGACACGTTGCCCGCCTGCACCTGTGCGGCGTACGGCTCGGCTCGAACCTCCTTCGCACCTGTCACCTTGTCGGCGTGCGCGTCAAACCCTTTCAGCCTGCGGATGGTGCCCTCGGCTGATTCCTTGCCGCCCGATCCCGGCTCCTGCTCCACCCAGATCGAGTAGCGTTTGCAGTACGCCTTGTCGCTCTGCGCTGCCTGCATCACCCGCGTCTCGCGCTCGATGGCTGACCACTGGCCCCGGATCATGTCCTCCACCACGGTGGTGCCGTCGCGCATATCGTGCACCAGTGCGGCTGCAGTGTACGCGCCGCCGTCCTTGGTGCCTGCCTTGTCGATGTAGCGAATGCTCTTCCTGATCTGGCTACGGTCGACGCTGCCGATGATGTTGAACCGCTCGGTCGGAAACATCTCGCCGCCCGCAGCGATGGGCGACTGCTGATAGATGCTCTGCCAACCGGCGTTGGTCAGCACCTTCTTGCGCTGCATCAGGAATTCGAGCGGCTTCATCTCGGGGAAGAGAGCCTCGCCCTTCCTGCGGTAGCGTTCATTGACCGTTGCGACAGCGGTGTAGCGCAGCACGCGCGTGTTGGGGAAGTGCTCGATCCACCTGCCGAGCGGATCGTCCATGTGCCAGCGCGTCATGATCATCAGCAGGCCAGCGTGATCGGAGAAGCGACCGAAGAAATCGTCGGTCATCCAATTCCACGTCTTGTCGCGTATCAGCTTCGACTGTGCCTCGGCCCGGCCCTTCATCGGGTCATCGATCACGCCGAGGTCGAGCCCCATGCCGTTGATCTGGCCCATCACCGTGGTGTTGCGGAAGCTGCCGTTGTGGCCAACGTATTCGAGGATCGTTGAATTGCGCAGCCAGCGTGCGGCGGTGCTCGATGCTAGCTCGTCGCTGTACGATCCGAAGATCGTGCGCAGGTCCGGGTCCTGTCCGGCCACCCACGAAATGAAATCCGTGATCTGCTCGGTCTTGCCGTGCTGCGGTGGTGCTTGGATCACCATCGCTGGCCGCTTGCCCGCCTTCATCTGCTTGAAGAACCACTGCAGGTTCTTTGCGAGGTGACGCTGCCACCATGTCTCGACAAGGTTGGGACGGATGAGCTTGCGGTAAGCGTAGAAGTCGCGGCGGGCTACGGCGTACGCGCCCTGCTTTATTGCCTCGACATCACCCGGCGTCAGGCTCGTCTTCTCGGGTGGAAACATCACCATCTGCGTCGAGCACCTTCATGATCTCGTCAGCCATCGCCACCACGAGGTCAATGTCCATTTCCTTCGATGCGTTCCGCTCATGGCAGTACGCTTGCGCCAGTGCATGCATCACCTGTTCACGCGTCGGGCTCGCCTTCGACATCAATGCTCTCCGGCTCGTCGTCGGGATCGGACATCGGCTTCGGCTCAGCCTGCACGATCCTGAACATCACGTCCATATCGATGCCACGGCTGGCTAGCTCCAGCTTCACATCCTCCACGCTGCGGTAGGTCGTGCTCTTCGGCGTGTCGTCCACGGTCTTCTGCTCGACCTGTAGCGGGATCACGCGACCGAGCAACATGCAGAACGCTCTGAGGTCCTCGCGTGCCACCTTGCGCATGTACCCGGTGAGCTTGCCCTTGCCTTCGCCGTCCTCGCCTTCAAGCTCGGCTGCCAGCATGATCGCGTCCTTGAGGATGCGGGTGTGCTTGTTGATCGAGCCTCGTGGCTTGCCGGGGTTGGGGATGCCCGGCTTGCCGAACCTGCCACGCCTGTTGCCCTTGCTGTTCAATGGCACGACGTTGTCGGCTATGTCGCCCGGCTCAGTCATGAAACGCCTTTGTAATTTACAGAACGGCTCGCTGTGAGCACTACCGTCCTAGCCGGGAGATGACATCTCCAGCCTGATCCACGACCGGCCACCTGATGGTCTTCCAGTGCACCTCGTGGTGTTACACGGTCACTGGCATCCGATGGCGTGCGCTTCGTTACGTCTAGGCCCTCAACAGGCCCGGTGCTAGCTCTACACGACCCAATGCTTCCAACAAGATGATCTCGCGTTGCCTTGGTGTCGTGCCTTGGTAGATGCCGCGTTGTCCGATGAACAGTCCGCCCGTTACTTGCACCTTCTGCCCCTTGAGAAATCTATTGCGGTGCAATTCGATCAGACCGTTGTGCTCCTTTGCTTTCATGTTCGCTACCCACTTCTCGGGCAGCTTAGCTGGCTGTTCTCCGTTCATCAGCACGGTGGTGACACCGATGGTGTTGAACAGCGTGTACCATTGGTCTTCGATGGCGACGAACAGGTAGCGCGGGAATAGCCAGCGCGATCCGACTATCTTCTTGCCTCGCATGAAGCGGATGGTCTTCTCGCGCGGCGCGTACACGCCGAAGCCCTGTCGTTCGATGTGGGTGATCGCACGGCGTTCGCATGCTGGCTGTGATTGCACAACCGCCCAGAACATCGAGCGCATCTCCGTTGGCTGTGCGGGGGTTCACATCGAGCGGCCTTCGCTGGTTTGCCGATTCGCTGCAGGCCACGGTAGCTCCGCGAGCGTGGTCGTCAACCTTGTACCCGAGGACAATACGCGTTTCGGGTAACCCGAAATATCGCGCACCCCGGATGCTCGATTCGCCACGCTGGTCGATGAAAAGCCCCTGATATACGGCTCCCAGCTGCCCCGGTGCCTCGTAAGTGGCTGATATTGCAGCTGAAGATCGCACGCCCTTTTATCCAAGTATCTGTTGCATGTCCGGGTATCAGACCCTAGATTGAGGGCTCG